GTTGTCGGCGGCAGGCGCGGCCGGGGCGTTTTGGTAGGCGGATAAATCCCAGCGGTTTTGCGCCGCATTGCTTTCCGCCACGCGGTCGGCAAAGCCTTTCGCTACCGCCTCGTCGGCATCCAGCCACGTTTCCGCCGCCATCATTTCGGCCAGTTCGGCCTCTGGCAGCCCGGTGCGGTCGTGGTAGGTTTTTGCCAGTGAGCCGTCCACCTTATCCAGCAGGTCGGCTTCTTTGCGCAGCTCATCGCTATTCCCCCACGCCATCGACCAAGCCTTGTGAATCATGAAAAACGCGCCTTGCGCCATCTCGATTTCATCGCCCGCCATCGCCACAAACGAAGCGGCGGAAGCGGCCAGCCCGTCCACATACACAATCACCTTGGCCGAATGCTGGCGCAGCGCGGTTTCCATCGCCCGCCCGGCAAACACCGAGCCGCCGGGCGAATTGATGCGCAGGTGGATGGTGTCGGCCTCCAGTCCGGCCAGTTGCTTCACAAACGATTGCGCCGACACGCCGCCGTACCATTCCGCCTCCTCTTCGGTGGCCACGATGGCATCGTAGAGATACACCGTGGCTTCTTTGCCGTCGGCGGCGGCCTTGATTTCAAACTGCCCCCGGCCACGGTTACGCGCCAGCAGCCGCATCAGGTTCTGCTTCATCTTGATTTCCTCTAAAAAGCACATCGCCGCCCTCCAAAGGCGGCAGGTTTTCCGCACGGCGCACCTCGTTTACCGTCATCCAGCCCGGTTCGCCGGCGCGCCCCAAGGCAATGCGGTAGGATTCGTTGCGGCTTTTCAGGTCGCCGCGCTCAATGCCCTTGGTGTTAAATTCGCAAAACAGGCCGTTGCCCACATTGCACTTGCGGTTGATTTCCTGCTCAAACTTAACCAAATGCCGCTGCATGGTGTATTTCACAAAGCCCAGCGACATTTGCTCAATCCCGCTGCCCCACGATGTGGTTTTTTCCGTCATGCCGATCATGTGCGGCGGCACGCCGAAAATCTGCGCGATTTCGTGCGCCTGCAGCTTGCGCGTTTCCAAAAGCTGGGCATCCACGGCGGTCATGGTGATCTGCTTCAAATCCATGCCGCCGGTGAGCACCACCGGTGCCCCGCTGTTGGAAACGCCGTTGTAGCGCGCCCGCCATTGCTGGCGTACCAAGTCGATTTGCTCGCTGCCAAGTTTCGTGCCGGCCGGCGACTGCAGCACCAAATCCGGCCGCATCCCATCACCCAGAAACGCGCCGGCCTGATTGCCCGCGTCGGTGGCGATGTTCACCGGCTGGCGCAGTACATAGCTGATTTGGCTCATGCCGCGCTTGCCGTCAAAACCCAAACCGGGAACGTGCAGCACGTCATCTTGGTCGTACACCAGAATCTGCCCGTCATCGTTGTACAGATACAGCAGCCGGCCGTCTTGCTTGCGCACCTCTACTGTGAGCGGGTGCAGTGGGGTGAGCCCGACAATGCGGTTGCTGTACAAGCTGGCGCGGTCGATGCGGAAAAATGCGTCGCCGTGCAGCAGCAGTGATTGCATGGCGAATTCCCAGCCCAGCGCCGCCGTCCAGCGGGTCTGCATCTGCTCGTTCAAAATGCGCCACAAATCATTGCGCACCCGCTCGCGCCCGGTCTCGGTGTGGCGGTACAGGTGCAGCGGCATGGAGGCCAGCGCGCCGGAGAGTAAGCCCACGCAGGCATACACCGTGCCCTGCGAGAGCGCCGCCGTTTCCGACAAGGGCTTGCCGTAGCCTGCCGCACATCCGGTGAGCCAGGCATAGGCCGGCGTGCCGGGCACGATACCGGAGGCTGGAGCCGGGTTGGCACCCGCCGCCTGCGGTTCGGCTTTTTGGCTACCTGAAAACCATTTTAAAAGTCTCATAGTGTGATAATCCCCGGGCTGTCCATGCCCAATTTCGGGTCTTGCATGATGTTCACCGCGCAAAACAACGCAATCACCGGGTCGATTTTCGCCACCCCGGCCGCCTGTTTGGTGATGTACACCGCATTGCCCCGCAGCTCGGCCTTGGCATTGGCAATACTCCACGCCAACAGCGGCTGCCCGCCGTGCAGCAGCCGCCCTTCGCCCAGCTTCTGTTCGGCCATTTTGATGTCGTTGGTAAGCTGGTAGCCCTGTTTTACCCCGGTGGCATCGCTATCCGCGAAACCGTGCCGGTTGAGCGCGTCCAAAATCACGCTGTTGCGCGCCGGGTCGATGCCGATGCCGCCGAGCAGCCCGCAATCGCGTACTTCGGCAATCAGCGCGGCCATTTGCTCGTATTCTTGGCCGAATTCGTCCACAATCTGCAAATCCCCCTGCCGCTCGAAATCAAGCAAAAGCGGCGCAATCTGCTTGCGCCGATCCAATACCACCCGGTTCACCCATGCCCGGCTCCAAACCAGCCAGCTTTCCGGGTCGGCCTTCAGCCGCCCCAACAGCACGAAACCCAATAAGTCGTCCATACCGCCGCCGTCGATGCCGGCTGTTACCACATCGCAATTTGCCAGCAGGTAGGGCAGCCCGGCCATTTCCGGCCGCCCCTGCCGCTCCCAGAAATCGGCGCCCACCCAACGGTCGTTGCGCAGATTCAACCCGATTTCCACGTTCAGGTGTTTGGCGTAAAACTCGGCTATCGCCTCGCCGCCCTTGGCTTCCGCCTTCTGTTTCAACGTCAGCAGGGTGCGAACATCCACACTGGCCCCGAGGTTCGGGTTGGTGATGTGGAAATTGTCCGGGTTTTCGTAAGCCTTGCTGTCCAGCATGGCTCGCGGAAATTCGTACAACACCGGCAGGTAATTGGGGTTCACCACTTTGCCGTCGCGCACGTCGCGCGCCAAATCCAGCTCTGCCTTAAACACCCCGGCCGGCGGCTCGGTGGATTGGGTTGAGAGCTTGATTACAAAGCCGTCAATGCGCGACAGCAAGCCGCCGGTGGCTTCGGTGATGATGGATTCGGCGTTGGCTACCTTGCCGAACAAATGCAGCTCGTCAATCAGAATCCCCGTCGCCTTCGAACCGCCCACGGTTTTATCATCCGCCGCCACCACTTTCAGCGTGGCGCGGGTTACGCGGTTGGTGATGGTGCGGGTGTGCGGCTGGATGTGGTAAGTAGCGTTCAGCGCCGGGTCGGAACGGATCATGTCCCACGCCGGCTTGAAGCTGTTATCCGCCACCTCCTTAGTCGGCGCCAAAATCAAATATTCCGAGCTTTCGCGCTCGTCTAAATCCATCGCCGTCAACATAATGGCGGCGGCAATAGTTGATTTGCTGTTTTTCTTGGAAATCAGCAGGAAAAAATCGTTGATTTCGCGCCGGTAGGTAGTCGGATGCTGCGCGCCGAAAATTGCACCCACAAAGTCATACACCCACGGCCGGGTTACATCGCCGATGCGCGGCTGGCCCAGCACATCCCGCAATACCAGCGAGGCGAAAAACTGCACCGCCCGATTCGCCATATCAGGATACAGCGGGCGCACCGGCACCAGACTTTCGCCGGCCATAATGCGCCGCTCCCAGTCCGGTAGGGCGGTCGTCCACTTTAATTCGTCCATACCGGCACCCGTCCTTTAAACGGCGCGGCTTGTCCGCCCGCCTCTTCGCCGGGCCCGTCGCCCGTTTCAAACAGCGGAGCGCCGCCATCGGTTGGGCGGCGAGCGTAGCGCAAGCGCTGCGCCTGCTCCAGTTCGGCTTCCTTCTTGTTTTGTGCGGCAGGTTTGGCCATCGTGTATTTCGCCTTAGCTTCCGCTGCCGCCTGTTTTTCTTTGTGCGAGGCGTGCGGGTTGATCAGCACACTGTCCCAATACTGCAAAGGCTCGGTAGTTGCCCCCAACCGGCGGCAAAACACCTGCACAAGTTCGCAAAACAGCGCGTCTGTCGTATCCGCCTGCTCCAACCACGCCTTGATTTTCGGCGCAGTGATGCCCCAAACCGCCGGCATCGCCGCCAGTACCGCCGCTGCCACTACCTGCAGCTCTTCCGCCTTGGCATAACGCAGCCACGCGGCCACATCATCGGCACAAAAAAACGGCAACCCGTTCTGGATTGCCGTTCTATTCTGTTTTTCCCCTGTCGGCGGGCTGTAGTATTCCGGCCAGCAGGAAACGATAAAGGCGCGCACATCCGCATCCTTCGCCCAGCGCGACCCAGAAGCCGCCGCACACTTCTCACTGCAGCCGATTTCCAACGCCGCCGCCCGATTTGATATTTTTTCCGGCTTGGCGGCAACAATAGCTTCCGCAAAGCTACGTTTTTTTCCAACCAAAGCCATAAAAAACCTTTAAAAACAATATATAAAAATAGTAAACAAGCCTTTAACGCCAAAGCATTAACAAACCCACCCAAAACACACTAAAAAATGCGCGTGAGAGGGCGGGCGGTCTAGAGCGGCAAAGGCTGTAGAGTTTTATACCCCCCTACCTATAAACCGGCTACCTTGCCGCTCTTGTTTTTGCTTGCGGCTGTCGTGGCAATGCTTGCAAAGCGGCTGCCAGTTTGTGCTATCCCAAAACAAAGCAGCATTACCACCGTGCGGTTTGATGTGGTCGACCACGGTAGCCGGCACCACTTTGCCATCGGCGGAACACATCACGCACAGCGGATGCTCCGCCAGATAGTGCAGCCGTGCTTGTTGCCAACGGTAGCCATATCCGCGCGCCGTGCTGCTACTGCCTTTCGCACGCCGCGCTGATCCGGATACCCCGGCGGGAATAGAAATGCGGCTGGTTCCGGAATCCAGCCGGCCAGCCGCCTTTTTAAGTCGTCCCATCCTAACCCACCCAAACCAAAGCCGCCCAGAGTTGAATCCGGGCGGCGATGGAGTAATACATTTTCACTAGACCACATGGGCTATATACAACTTAACCCATGCTTGCATATTATGCTACGCGCAGTTTACATAAACTGTCAAGCAGCTTTTAACATCTTTTTTAACCGCGCATCGTCAAACACAGAATTAACAGCCGAATCGCGCAGCTTATACATCGTTCGGCGCGACACCCCCAAATCCGCCGCCATCTGATCCACAGTGCCGGGTTGTTGGTAGTATCGGCGCACCACCGATTTAGGAATCATCGGCAGTTGGTTCACGGCGCGGTCGATTTGCACAAACACCGAATCCACATCCGCACCGTAGGAGAGCACCACCGAATGGAAGCCTCCACCGCCGGGCGTGCCGCCGGCCATCAAAATGTTTAAAGAACTCGGCTTGTAGCCGCTCGGCCCTACCTGCACAGCCCGGCGTCTCCAATCCGCCCATTCGCGCATCAGCGCATCTTTTGCATCTTCGGAAAAATCAAACACAGCATGATACTCATGCCCCTTTTGTTACCTCTTACGCGGCAGCCCTCTGCCGCTTTTTTATTGTGCCGTTATTTTACTAAAAACTACGATAAAACAACAGACAAAGCGGCAAAAAATCCCTTGTTTTTAATGTTGGCACATTTGGAACATTTGTGCCATTTTAAAACCGCCTGAAAAGCCCGCCCTTGCTGGATTTGTTCCAAATGTTCCAAATGTTCCAATATATTTTAAGCGCGCATAAGAAATAAAAAAAAGAGAAGGCAAGAAGACGGAATGCACGCGGAGAACGCGCATAAAAAAACACGCGCACGTGCGCGTGAATTTCGGCGGAACATTTGGAACATTTGGAACAAATCCTTATTTCATGCGGTTTTCGGCGGTGGCGGGAAATGGCACAAATGTTCCAAGTGTGCCATTTTAAACGCTCTCTGCGCGGGTGATGTCATCCACTGCCCGCTCAAACTCAAACAACTGCCGACCGAGCGCATCCTGTTCCACCTCGCCCTGAAGTAATGGGGCGTTGGGGCAAAGGAACACCCAAAACTGCCGCGCCGTCGAACTGCCTTGATAACCACGCACCCAAGATTTGCGCCGTGGCCGCTTGCTGGCAATATGCTGCAAAAACTTGCTGCGGCTGATTTCGCGCTCATTGTTTACCCTGCACCACCAGCGATAAAGCCGCACCATATCATCCGTGCGCGCCGCCGCGTTCGGCGGAATCACAATATCCCCACGGGCAATCTCGCCGTTTTCGAGCTCGTGAAAAAACGTCTGCCACCCATACCGCCCATAATTGATCACATTGGCCTTGGCCTCCGTCATTGGCGGTTTGGTGTGCGGGTCGAAACGCGGGGCGTTTTCCGCTTCGATTTCCACCACCACATCCGGCTGTGTGGGGTCATCGGCAGGCTGCCTAGTGTAATTGATAGTGAGCGGCAAAGACAACAGCAACATAAAAAACTGCAGCACCCCGTCCGCGCCCAGCTCCTCCTCCAATTCCGCGCGCAGGCTTTCAGGTAGCCTGTTTTTCGGCCAAATCACAAAGTAGCGGCGGTCGTTTTCCTCGATTTTAAACGGCTGCGCCTCGTTGGATAAAAATACGCAGTTGATGTGGTTGGCCTCCTCGTAGCTGTCCACAAACTTGCGCTCGATACGCATCGTTTTGCCGGTGATCATGTGCTTCATGGCGCCGGTTTGGTCGTATTTTTGCTTGGTATTAAAAACCTCCTCAAACACGATAAACAGCTTGCCCGAGCGGTTGCCCGTGTAGTTGCTCTCCAAATCCGACTGCCCCAGCGTGGCCGCGTAATCGCCGTACATCGGCTTGATAATCTCCTCAAACAGCAGTGATTTGCCAGCGCCGTGCACATCGCCGTGCATCACCAGCGATGTAGTCAGCTTCGCGCCCGGATGCTGCAGCGGATAAGCCAGCCAGTTATACACAAACTCCATCATCTGCAAATCATGGTTGCACAAATGCGCGATCAGCTTTTGGATGGCGCGGCAGCCAGGGTATAAATCCAATACATCCAGCCACCAAGTCGGCATTTCCTCACGCGGGCGCGGAAACTGCACCTTGTCCGCCAGCGGCAGCCCGCGATAGATATTGATGTACTCGTCCGACATTTCCCGCCCCGGCTCGAACACCACGCGGTCAAAGCGTTTCACAATGCGCGCCGGGCTGTCTTGCCAAATCTTAAACTGGCTGCCCATCGCCAGCTTGGCCGAGCCCTGGTCAATCATGCGCCACAGCTGGTTATCCCAAATACTGGAGCTGCCGTCCAAATACACATAGCGCTCCATCATATCCTTTAAATCGCCGTCTTGGGCTACCTGAAACGCCGCCCGGTCGCGCTTGAGCTTATTAACCTCATACTGGGTCATCACCGGCGCCCGCCCCCAATTAAACCAGTTATCCACCGATTTTTTGCAAAAATGGTCGGTCAACGCCTTGCGGCTGTATTCCACGCCCGTTTTCCTGCTCACCGCGCGGCTCTTGCCTTCGATGAGGGCAAACTCCCGTTTCAGCCGATTAAAGTTTTCCTGATAGCGGCTTTCGCCTTCCGGCGTTTCGGCGGTTTCGGGCATATCTTCCCCGCCGCCCCCCGTGTTTTCGCGTGCCTCACCTTCCGGCGGCTCGCCCCCCGTGGCGGGTGCGGGAGGCGGGGCAGCCTGTTTCAGGTAGCCCGAAGCCTGCGCCGCCGCCAACACCTCGGCATATTCGGCGGTGTAATCCGCCAAATGCTGCCAGCTCAACGCCGCCAACGCATCGATAAGCTGCCCACGGTCGGCCAGCGCATCAGCAATATCGTAGCCTGGCGGCCACACGCCCGGCTCAGGTGTGCGCACAAACGCCGCCTTGCAGTCCTGCGCCGTCAACCGTTCAGCAATGCCCAGCATCGCCGCCATGCCCGGCTGCGCGTATTTGTCCAAATACGGCTTGCTTGCCGCATCCGCGCCTGCCTTGCGTTCGGCGGCAGTCAGTTTTTCGCGCTGCGAATCGCAGTCCGGCCACAAGATGACACGCCGGTTTTGCACTGCCGACCAATCCGTCTTATCCCAGTTGCCCGCGCCGCCGTGCCAAGTAATCACCGCATAGCCCAGCTGCGCCGCATCCGCCGCGTTTTTGCACTTTTCGCCTTCCACCACCAGCACCGGGCGCGCCTGGTCGGCCGCCAGCGCGTCCAAACCGTACAGCGGCCGCAAACCCTGCCAGCCGCGCCAGCGCCACATTTTTTCGTGTGTGTCCAAATTTTCGCAAAACGTGTAGGGCAGGTCGATTTTGCTGCCGTCCGACTTGATAAACCGCGCCACCGCGCCGAGCACCTGCCCTTCGCCATCGCGGAACACCGAAGTAAACACCGGCTCCGAGCGCTCTCCTTGGCGGAACGAATGGCGGAAATTCATCGTTTTCAGCGCATAGGGCGGCACCGGCACAATCGGCTGCCAGCGCGCATTTTTGCCCGGCTTGGCCGCATTGCCGCCATCCAGCGCCACCTTTTGCACCGGCGCAAAATTGCCCAGGCTCAAACGCTCGGCAATCGCCCGCGCCGCCTGCGCCGTATTGCAGCTGTTCAGGTAAGCGTACAGGTCGATTAAATCCCCGCCCTTGTCGCCCGTGGCAAAATCCGCCCACTGCCCGCTGCGGGTGTTGATGCGGAAGCTGCCCAGCTTTTTATCCGCGCGCGTAGGGTTGAGCGCCACAAATTCGTGCCCGTCATAGCGGCCCGAAGGCAGCCATTCCGCCAGCAGATTGTCCACCGAGCTTAAGGCGGCACTTGAAATAGTGGCAAAATCAATAGATTGGCTCATAACACAGCTTTCAGGTAGCCTGAAAAAGGCGTAAAAAAAGCCTGCCCCTGCGTACACAGCGGCAGGCGGTATAAAAAACGGCGGTGGAAGAAGAATGGAAAGCCGCCGAAAACCCCGGCACAAGGGAGGGAGTGCCGAAGAAAGAGGAAACTAGGCGGCCAGCTCCGGCCAAATCTCTTGCCAGTCATCCGGGCGCAGGTCTTTACGTGTTACCTGCCCATCAGTGGCGGCTTCAATTGCAGCGCAGCGGGCGGGCGGCACAGGTCGGCGGCCTGAAGCCCAGCGGCTCACATCCGGCGCAGGGGCATCGATTTTTTCAGCCAGTGCGACCAACGAACCACGCCCACCGCGCTTTAGGTACTCATTTAAATTCATTTTCATCTCCAATGTTTTTTGTAGTTTAGCGAAACGCTAAACAAAAAGCAAGCGTTTCGCATATAGTATAAATTTAGCAAATTGCTAAAATCCAACATTGGAAAGGGAAAATTTATGAAAACCATCGAAGAAACCTACCGCCAACGCCTGCAAATGCTAATTGACGAATACGGCGGACAAGGCAAATTGAGCGAAGCCATCAACAAATCAGCCTCTCAAATCAGCCAATGGCTGAATGCCACCCCTGATTCTCGAACCGGCAAGCCGCGATCGCTCAAGTCTGAAACAGCGCGCGAGATAGAAATTGCCACCGGCAAGCCGCGCGCGTGGTTCGATCAGCCGTTGGATAGCGTAATGATGTTAGGTGATGGTTATATTGTGCCGGAAGGATATATTAAATTCAGCGTGTTAAATGTTGAAGCCAAAATGGGCGTAGGAACATTAGATGACTCCCCCGTTGAGATTGTTGATTTTGTGGCTGTAGCTGAATCCTGGGCAAAAGCACATTTTGGCGGTGCAATATCACGCATCCATATCATTACTGGCACAGGAGACTCGATGAGCGGCACAATAGAGTCCGATGAAATCCTATTTGTAGATACTGGGATTGATTATTTTGATGGGGACGGGCTTTATGTCATCCATACTCCAGCGGGCAGAAGAGCCAAACGCCTGCAAATGACCTCGACCGGCGTTTTACTGATAATAAGCGATAACCCCAAATACCGCGATGAAGAAGTTCGCCCGGAAGATGCGGATAATATTCATATTATTGGGAAAATAAAGGGAAGCTGGGGTTTTAAACAATTCCGATAACGCCGTTTCCCTCAATAAAGGCTACCTGAAATTTCAGGTAGCCTCTTTTTTATGCTTATTTTGTGCAAAACGCTAAAAAATATTACTTTGTAAATCAAAACGCTATAAAATAGTTGGCGTTTCGCTATTGCTTATATATTAGCGTTACGCTAATATTCGCTCCAACAAATCAACAACACATGGAGCAAATCAAATGTCATCCACCATCCACATTGCAAACGTTATGGATTCCAGCATCGCCAACGCTCATCGTGAGTGCACCGTTGGACGCATCTTCAAACAGGTTTGCAACTTCCGCCGCCGCCCGCACTACCTAATCGAGATGCTCGACGGCAACCGCATCATCTGTTCAGACCGCGTGGCAGCCTGCGCCGAAGCCCGCAACCTCTCCTGCACCTACTTTATCGAGCCCATTATCCACTAAAAAAGCCGCCTGCCCGCCCGGGCAGGCTACCTGAAAAGGAAACCAAGTGAAAACCTACCCCATCATGCTGCCCAGCCACGGCGGCGAAGACGTACAAGCCGCCACCCTCACCGAATACGCCGACGGCGGCTGCGTTATCGAAACCGGCAGCACCGTCACCACCGATCACAAAGCCGCCGCCATCGACGTCATCAAACGCCGCTGGCCGTCCGCCTACATCGCCGAAGCCGTGCGCATCGAGTCCGAAGCCGCGCCCGAACCCACATTGGGCGACTTACTGAACCTCGCCGTGCGCCTGAACAGCCCCACCTTAAAAATCGACGTGGAATTTAACGCTGAGCAAAACGTACTCTATATCGATACCAACTTCCGCCACGCCGCCAGTCGAGACCGCCTGTGCGAAATCCGCCTCAATCCGAATAACCCGCACACCACCGCCGACGGCCTGATGTTGGCTGTAAAAACCCAAGCCGCCATCGACTGGCTGACCGATTTATACAAGCAATCCGGCAATCCCGCCGCCTAACCCTCTCATATGGAAACCATCATGAACCAAGATAAAAAAATCATCCCCGCCACCAAGATGCTGCGCGCCATCAACAGCGGCCTGCTCGATACCGAGCTGGGCGAAGCCATCAGCGCCGCCGTAGCCGCCTGCCTGTCGCACGGCAAACGCGCCACGGTCACGCTCAAGCTGACGATTGATTCGCAAAACATCAAAGACGGCACCGTGCGCATCAGCCACGACATCGCCAGCAAGCTGCCAAAAGAAAAACGTGAGGGCGGCATCGTATTTGCCACCCCCGAAGGCAACCTCACCACCGAAGACCCCGCCCAAGCCAAGCTCGACCTGCAGGGCACGGGCGACGGCAAAGTAATCAAACTCAACGGCACCAAATAAGTGCCATTTACCAACCCTAAAACAGGAAATCCGACTATGGAAAACCAAAACAACATCATCCGCACCGCACTGGACGCGGCACAAAAACCCTTTATCGCCGCCATGCCAGACGGCACGCCGGTAGTGTTTGCCCCGGCCGAAAACGGCGATTGGTCTTTTGACACCATGCCTAGATACCGCGCCACCCCCGACCGTAAAAAAGGCTTTGCCAACGCCCACGACTTAGACAGCCTAATCGCCTACGTCAAAAAACATCAAACCGAAGGCACAGAAATCTATATCAACGCCGATTTCTTACGCGGCAACATCGGCATCTGCGCCGTGCTCAACGGCGACACCGCCGAAGCCGCCGGTTTTAAAGATTTCGGTATCCACTACAGCCCGGTATTTACCCCCGCCGCCAGCGAGTGGAAACGCTACAACGGCGAAAAGCTGGACCAAATCCAGTTTGCCTCCGTACTCACCAACAACGCCCGCGACATCGTGAGTTCCAACCCGGACGATCCGGCAGCCAAATACCCCACCGGCTCCGAAGTGTTGGATTTCGCGCTGAACCTCGAATACACCGAAAAAACCACCTTCAAGCAAGGCTACCGTGAGCAAGACGGCCGCATGAATTTTGTGTTTCAGTCCGAAGACGCCGGCAAAACCGATACCACCCTGAAAGCCTTTGAGAAATTCGGCGTGGCCTTTACCCCGTTTTTGGGCGGCAAAACCTACTTTGTCGAGGCACTGCTCAAATTCAGGATCGACAAAAACAACGGCGGCCTGATCCTGTGGTACGAGCTGCAACAGCTGCACCGCGTAATGGAGCTGGCCACCCAAGACATCGCCAAAGCCCTGCGCGAAGCCCTGCCAGAACTGCCGATTTATAACGGCAAACCGGCCTAAACCTTCCCGCCGCCTGATTCAGGCGGCATCGGGCAGGCGGTTGCCGCCAACAACGGCGGAGCGGTCTCTCCCTTACCCGCGCATCACAGCCGCCTGCCCCATGCCGAGGAGCAAAAAATGAACGAAACCACCGTACAGCTTACCCTTATCACCCTAGCTGTTATCACGCAGGCCATCGTGCTGTTGCAGGCAGCCTGCATCCTATTGTTGTAATCATGTGGTAGTGCCCATGCCCCAGCCGCAGGTGGGCAAACAGCGGCAGCAGGCAACGGAAAAAGCAAAGACCGCCTAATGGGTATCCCCCTCAAAGAAGCCGGACGCCTGCAATCCACAGCACAGAGGCATGGCCGCCCTGTGTGCCGCCCATCTTAGGATGGGGAACGCCCGTGCCAGGCCTATTTCCTGCCTGATAGGAAGCACGTTAAACAGACTAGGAGGGGCAGGAGGGTTTAGCGGTTTGGGTGAGAGAAAACCGCCGAGCGGGTGCGAAGCCCGCACCAATAAACAAAAGCCGAGATTTTTTACACATCCCGGCAGACATAGCAAAAAACAGCCGATTTTTTTACAGATTGGATTCAGAAATGAAAACCCGAATCGCCGCCTGGACAGTGGCCTTTTTTCTCAGCGCCGCCTTTATCGCCCTGCCCACGATGGACGCACACGACCCCTATCTGCAGCCCGCCGCGCAAAACACCGCCAGCGAGCCTACCAGCGCCGAAATCATCGCCGCAAAAGACCTGCAGGCCGAAGCGGCAGCAGCGGCAGCAGCCAAACAGTACGAAGAAATGACCGACTACGAAATCATGCGCGGCGTGGTGTACGAGCCGGAGGGCGGGAAATGAACCTGCGCTATCTCTACAACCACCACAAAAACACCGTAACCATCCAAGCCGAACTCATAGGCTACCTGCCGGCCGAAAACACCCCGCACAGCTGGAGCACCCGCAAACCGCGCCCGGGCGAAATAGACGTAGTGTCCGAAAAAACCTTTAAGCAGAGCGACACCGCCGCCATCCATGCCTACGTTGAGAGCCTCTACTCCGCCGATGCCGACATCCGCGCCAAAGCCAACCACCGCCTGCCGGTAGCCCGCACCATACAGTATCACTACCGGGGCGAATAGCGATGGATAAAACCTGCCTAACCTGCCGCCACTGGCAAACCACCTACAAAAGCAGCAGCGACGAAATCAAACCCGTGCCCATGCTGCGCCACCGAATGGCAGCCTGCGCCCACGGCGAAAGCTGGAACTCACTACCCTACAAAACCCCGGCTTGCAACAAATACCAAGCCATCAGCCCCGCCGCTCTCGCACGGCGGGAAGCAAAAATCGCCGAAATCCAAAACACGCCCTACAGATAACGAGACAAAAATGAATCCAACCCTCGACACCGGCTTTATGCTCGCCCTGCGCTACCGCGCCCCGGTTATCCCGCTGGAAACCGCCTGTGCCGACTTTATGCCGCACCTGAGCATAGAGGTAGCCCGCCGCCGCGCCAAAGTGCAAACCCTGCCCTTCCCGGTTTTTCAGGCGGACAAATCGCAAAAAACCACTTATTTTGTAAACGTTTCCGACCTCGCCGCCTGGCTGGAATCCAGCCGCGAACAGGCCGCCGAAACATGGATGAAAATGCACAATATGGAGACTGAAAAATGAAAATCACCCGAGCCACCCCCGAAGACATCAACGCCCTAGCCGACCTCGCCAGCGCCGTAGAAGCCATGTTCGGCGGGAACATCCCGCCTCAAAACGGCGCAGAATCGGATGAATGGGAATACCTCGGCTTCGGCCTGACCGACCTACTGAACGGCGATTGGAAAAACTCACAACCGGAAGTGGTCATCGACATCTGCCGTCGCTGCCTGCTACACCTTTCCGAAATCATCGGTATTGCCAACATTAGTCGTGCAGCCTACAACCTCGAAGCCGTATTTTTACCGGAAAACCAAATTATTAACCTCGAAGCCGATACCCTCGAAACCCACCCCAGCATAAACCAAGGCTGGGCCGATACCGCCCGGCTGGATTGGCTTGCCGACCCGGAAAATACCATCGGCAAAGTTATGTTGCCGGGTTGGTGCTCCGGCGAATATGACAGCCTGCGTGATGCCATCGACGCCATCATAAACTCACCAACCTACCTAGAGCGTAAATACGGAAAAACCAAAGCAGGCAGACTATTTATCATCTTCGAAGAGATTTTTAACAACAAAGAAAAGGCAGCGGCAGGCAAAGACGTGACGCGGAGCCTGATCACTGGGCAACCGATAAACAAGGAGCAACCATGACCAAGCAATTTAAATTCGGCGATATTGTGTGGTTTAATCCGGCAAAGCAAATGGGTATAGTCGTTGAAATTAATGAAGAAAGAATGAAGGTTGATTTTTTCTTGGATGACGAGGATGGGTACGCCCCGAAATCTTTTTGGGATTGTTTCGAACTGATCCGTGCCGCCGACAACCACCCAGACACCGAGCGCCTAGACTGGCTGGCCGCACAAGACGACATCAGCATTACCCTTGGCAACGCCATCAACCTCAAACTGCCCGACCTGCGCACCGCCACCGATGCCGCCATGCAGGCACAGGCAGTGGAAGCAGAGGCTACCTGAAATGCCAACCATCCTAGACCCGTGCTGCGGCAGCCGCATGATGTGGTTTGACAAGCAAGACCAGCGTTGCCTGTTCGGCGACCTGCGCACCGAAAGCCACTACCTGAAAGACCGTGGCAACCTGCGCCACCTCGAAATCCGCCCGGATGTGCGGCTAGACTTTACCGCGCTGCCATTTGCCGACAACAGCTTTAATTTGGTGGTTTTCGACCCGCCGCACCTTGTGCGGGCCGGGAAAAAATCATGGTTGGCCAAAAAGTACGGCCAGCTCACCCAAGACTGGCGCGACGACATCAGCCAAGGCTTCGCCGAATGTTTCCGCGTGCTCAAGCCCGGCGGCGTGCTGATTTTTAAGTGGAATGAAGACCAAATCAAAGTGCCGCAGATTTTGGCGCTCACGCCGCACCAACCCCTATTCGGACATCCCACCGGCCGCCACGGCCGTACGCATTGGTTTACCTTCATGAAGGAGGCTACCTGAAATGCGTTACGGCAGCCTGTGCAGCGGTATCGAAGCCGCATCCGTAGCGTGGGAACCCTTGGGCTGGCAGCCTGCTTGGTTTGCCGAAATGGAGCCGTTTCCGTGCGCGGTGCTCGCCCACCATTGGCCGCACGTCACCAACCACGGCGACATGACCCTGCTTGTCGGCAAAATCCTCTCCGGAGCGGTCGAAGCACCAGACATCCTTGTCGGCGGCACGCCATGCCAGGCCTTTTCCGTGGCCGGGTTGCGCGGCAGCCTGGACGACGAGCGCGGCAATTTAACCTTAGTCTTGATTAGGATTTTAGATGCAATTGACTTTATTCGGCAGCGCGCCGGAAGGCCGCCCTGCATCCTCGTCTGGGAAAACGTGCCGGGCGTGCTCAACACCAAAGACAACGCATTCGGCTGTTTTTTGGGCGGGCTGGCCGGAGAAAGTCTACCGCTTGAGCCGGCAGGGCAGAAATGGACGAACGCGGGTGCTGTGCTTGGACCAACCCGAGAAATCGCCTGGCGCGTCCTCGATGCCCAATTTTTCGGAGTCCCCCAGCGCCGCCGCCGCGTCTTTGCTGTCGCAAGTGCTGGAAGCCTCCACCCCGCCGAAATACTTTTTGAGCGACAGAGCCAAACTAGGAATCCTGCAACGGGCGGAGAGGCGGGGCAAAACCCTGCCGCCTTTGTTGAGGGCAGCTTTGGAAACTACAAACAATCCGCCGTCTGCGGCACGGTAAGGGCCAGTGGCGGCGCCGTGCAGGGCGGCAGCGAAACCCTGCTCGCCTGCCGTATGCGTGGCTTTGGTGACTACACCCAAGACGGCACCGCAGGCACCGTCAAAGCCAGCGACCACAAAGATGCCACCGACCTAATTGTCGTGCACGGCCGGCAAGACCCCTGCACCTCCGACCAGGCGTTTGCTTTGGACTGCCAGCACAGCGGGAATACCAACGTTGTTTGCATCGCCGGGAACATTATTGGCAGACAACACCACAGCGGCGGGAACGGCGTTGGCGCAGACGATAGCGGCATCTGCTACACCCTAACCACCACCGACCACCATGCCGTTTCAGACGGCCTGCAGGTGCGCCGCCTGATGCCGGTAGAGTGCGAACGCCTGCAAGGCTTTCCGTCCGGCCACACGCAAATCCCGTGGCGCGGCAAGCCAGCTGCAGACTGTCCAGATACCCTGCGTTACAAAGCCATCGGCAACAGTATGGCCGTGCCGGTGATGCGTTGGATAGGCCAGCGCATCCGGCAATTAATCCCAAGCAATCCAAATTAAGGAGCAATCATGATCCAAACATTCCAGCAAATCCGCGAATGGGCAGAAGCCCGCAACCTTATCAACGGCAGCGACAGCTTCCGCCAACTCGCCAAGCTTACAGAGGAGACAGGCGAGCTGGCCGCTGATATTTCCAAATGCCGACAGCGCGCCAAGATAGCCGACAGCATCGGTGATTGCGTGGTAGTGCTCACCATCCTTGCTGCCCAGCAAGGGTTGAAAATCGAGGATTGCATCGCGCAGGCCCATGAAGAGATTAAAGACCGCCGAGGAGTAATGCGGGATGGCGTGTTTGTGAAAGAGGAGGATGCACAATGACACCAGAAAGAATCGAGCGAGAGCGAGAAAAGTTTGAAGCGTGGATGGCCGAACTATATCCAACCAACCCGCAAACGGAACGAGTAGGCGACGAATACAGCCGCCTAGGCACGCAGTATAAATGGGAAGGCTGGCAAGCCAAAGCCGCGCAATCCGAATGGATAAGCGTAGAGGAGAGGCTACCTGAAGCACATGACGATATTTTAGTTTATACGTGTGATGGCGATATTTATCCAATCACTGCAATGCGACGGGATATAACTTGGATTGGGATCAGCGGGGCAACTCACTGGCAACCGCTTCCCGCTCCGCCTGAAGGAGATTGAAAAGCAAAAACAGGCTGCAAACGCAGCCTGTTTTTTTGTTGCAGAACCGGATACTTTTTACAAAAACTGAAGAAAACGCTTGACTTTTATTATAGGTTATCCTATAATTATTCCAACGATTAGGAATAAAGAAATCCCGCTGCGGGAACAGCGGGAAATCCGAAAAAGAAAGGAGGTGATGAAGATGATAAGATTCCTAATCTTGGTGGTTTTACTAGTAATCAGCTACCCAGCCTACTAATAAAACCGTGTGATTAACCAAAGGGCGGCGGCAACGCCGCCCATTCCCAACCACCTTTCTGCAATCACTTTACCCGAAAGAAAAAACCATGTCAAACGCCAACACCAAACACAGCAAAGCCCTCCGTAAAGCCACAACCGCCAAATGGCAGCGTGAAAAACTCGAGCGCGGCGAACTCGCCCAAATCCTTATCCGCGCAGATTCTGAAACAATCAATAATTTCAAAACCATGCTGGAAGAAATCGGCGGCTCCCGTCCCGAAGCACTGCGCAAACTATACCAGTTTTACCAAGCCAAAAAATAG